TTTATTTCTGGCGCTTCCTCCAGACTTAGCCGCTGTGGCTTTACTTTCAAACCACTTAGCTAATTCGTCTTTTGTATATTCTTTTGCCATCTTATTATTTAGTTGGTTTTTTAAATAAGTCTGCTTCCGTTATAATATGAAACTCCCAGCCCTTATCGATACAAAACTCTCTAGCTGCTTTCCACTTTGCTTCATTGACACCGTAAGTCATAACCTCAGTAATATACCGCTTAGTCTTTCTCTTCGGTGACGCTGGTGGTTTAGTCTGTGCGGCTGGTTTTACTTCTAATAGCATCTTGCGAATAGAACCATTTGGCGCTTTTGCTTCTACATAGAAATCTACAAAGTATCGGTGTGGTCGATTATCGATTGGAGAGATATAGGGAACTACGATCTCCTCGCTTGCCCAACGAACAATCGTAGTGTTTTCATCTAAAGACTGCATCACCCTTTTTTCCCAACCAGAACGATATACGATATTAGTTGGATCGCCAATATACTTCTTAGGGAATCTCGGCTTGAAAAATCCCTGCTTATAATCATATGCCATACTGTACCTCTACTAAATACTATGTAGCATCGGAGGTATAGATGGCAACGTCGTTGGTTTTTCCTGCTGATTTAGCCAGTGATCAGCAAAAGCATTTTATGAAAATAAAGATATTTCCTAATCCAAATGGATCACAGACCACAAAGGCCGCGGCTCCAACTATCTTTCTTTTCATTCCCGGCTCAGATGAAAACGGCAGTTTGTTCTGGCAGATGGCGCATGAGTATGATGAGGTCAAGATCACAAAGCTCGGCGCTGGTATGATCGGTGGTGTAGGTAATATGATTGCACCTACTGTAACCGCAGCCGCCAGTGCCGTAGCAGGATATGCTGGTGCTGGTATGAGATTGATGGGCAAAGGTACTATCAATCCTAAAGTCGATCTACTCTACGGTAATACACAATTACGTGGTTTTCAATTTGACTACTTCATGGCACCGCAGTCCGAGACAGAAACGCAAACATTAGACAAGATTGTAAGAACACTTAGAAAGTATTCATCGCCAGAAATTACAGCCCTTCCACCTGGATTCGAGGGCGCAACTAATTTTCTCGGAGGTAACTTTGGTAGTGCATCAGGTCAGTCATCACAATTACAGTCTGGTCTATGGTTTATTCCGCCAGCAGAATTTTTAGTAACATTTCACACAGTTCAACCTAACGTCGAGAATAATGCTCAGATATCAGAAAAAGAAAATCCATATCTACCTAAAATTGGTAGATGTGTTCTATCAAGAGTTGATGTAAACTATACACAGCAAGGCAGCTATAGCACATTTAAGAATGGATCACCAACAAGTCTTTTCTTAACATTGGTGTTCAATGAAATGAGAGTTATCAGTCAAGCAGACATAGAGAACGGATACTAAGATGGCAATCATTCAAGTCAGACAAGAAGGAATCAAAGATTTAAATCTCAACAGATTTAGAGCGGTTCTTGATAACGGCGGCAGTGTATCCAAAGGCTGTAGATTTTTGGTCAGTATTAGACCAACATATCCTATTAAAACATTTACAGGTGACCTTGATTATCTTTGTGAAGCTGCGGAGTTTCCGGGTCGTGGCTTTCGTGTAGCTCAATCGAGACACTATGGACCATCACAAGTCATGCCGCTCAATACTGAGTATCAACCATTGACAATGACTTTTATTTGCCGTGCCGATAGTTCTGAAAGACGTTTCTTTGACGACTGGATAGACAAGATCAATCCAACAACTAACTTTAACTTTGAATATCCAAACCAGTATTACAGTGTTATTAACATCTATCAATATGCTGAGTGGGGATCTGTGCAATCTCGCAGTCCTTATGTTCCTCAGGTTACATACAACTGGAGATTACATAGAGCATGGCCAACACTAATTGGCGAACAACCAGTAAACTGGGCTGAGCCTGACTATCTAAGATTAACAGTCACATTTGCGTATAAGTATTGGGACAGACCGAACCTACTATAATTAATGGAGTTATATTATGCCGTTACCTAAGATTGATTTGCCTGTTTATGATTTTACTATTCCTTCAAGTGGCAAGGTAATTAAAGTAAGACCGTTTACAGTGAAAGAAGAAAAGCTGCTATTGATGGCTATCGAATCCAAAGTGGCTTCTGATATCATAGCAACTGTAAAGCAAGTCATTAACAATTGCGTTCAGGATGAAATTGACGTTGATAAGCTACCGTTCTTTGATATTGACTATCTCTTTATTTTCTTGAGAGCAAAGTCAGTTGGTGAAACAGCAGCCGTCAATCTAACATGTAATAACGTATTAGAGAATAATGAGACATGTGGACATAACTTTGTAACAGAGGTTGATGTCGGTAATGTAGAGTTGGTTAGATACGATGGTGTTAATGACGATATAAAACTCGGTCCTGCTTCTGGTGTTCGTATGAGATATCCAAACTATGGTATTATGCGTAAGATAGAAGAGTTACCAGATATTGATAAGAAGACACATATTATCGTTAGTTCTATTGATTACATCTATGATAAATCAGGAATGCATTCGTATAAAGATTATACAACGGATGAACTAAAAGACTTTGTTGAAGAGTTAACCGAAGAGAACTATAAGAAATTAGAAGCATACGTGGATAGATTTCCAACAATCGCAGGAAAGATTTCAGCAGATTGTCCCAAGTGTGGCTTTCATCATAATGTGAGGTATACAGAGTTCTATGATTTTTTTACTTGATAATGGGGCATGATACACTTTCTAATCATATCAAGTCTAACTTTAATCTGATCCATCATCATAAGTGGAACCTAGGTGAGATAGACGGAATGATGCCATGGGAAAAAGCAATCTATGTTGAACTACTGAATGCCTGGATTAAAGAACAAGATGATACTGCTAGACAGCTAGAGAATGAACATAAGAACATGATGGCTCAACTTAACAGAAGAAGAACGTAATGGCTTTTACAGTAGGTAATCAGAAAGAAAATCTGTTTTCTAGGCTCAGAAGTATGCAGCCTGCAAAACGCCTCGACTTGTTTAGATCATCTCAGGCAATATCCGGTTCTTCTCCATTCTCTATGCTAACACCTACTCAGTTTGCCGAACTATTTCCAAAGTATTATCTCAAACAAAAGCCAGACGTTAGAGGCTTCTATGATGCATTGTCTAATAAAAAGAGACAAGGTGGAGAAGCGGGAGCAACGAGTGATGGATCAACTGCTAATGTAGCAACTGGTGAGAAAGTCACAAACGTTGTCAAGGCAAAAGAGATATATGATTATCTAAGAGCTAAGGGTATTGATCAAGTTCACGCCGCTGGTATCGTAAACAATATGAAATACGAATCCGCATTTAACTCAGGTGCCATTGGTGACGGTGGCACATCTGGCGGTTTGTTTCAGCATCATGCTTCTCGCTTTACTGCTATGAAAAACTATGTCGGTGAAGACTGGAAGACTAACTGGAAAAAGCAAATTGATTTTGCTTTAACAGAAGGTGAAATGAAATCTTATCTCGGTAGAAACTTTGCCAATGCTAGGGATTCTAGTATGGGCTTTACAACTGTTTTTGAAAGACCAGCAAACACAGCCCAGACCGCAGCGTATCGTGCTGGCACCGCAGATGGTTATGCTTCTGCTATGGAAGGCAAAGGCGGAGAGCCTGCAGGTGGACAAACACCTGGCGGTAATTATATGCTATCAACATCAGGCAGCGTTATTCCTAGAGATAAAGGCCTGTATAATCCAGGCAACGAAGAACAGTGTGCTACATTAAGTAAAGGCTTCAATCCAGATATCGGTCGTTCTAGCACATGGACAGTTGTGCCTGGTCAGATTAAACCAGGTGTTGTCGTTGCTACTATGCGATACAATCTACCAGGCGGCGATAGAACTGGCGCTGGATATCATACAGGCGTAGCATTATCAGCACCAGATCAAGACGGCAACTTCCTATTACTCGATCAATCAAATGGTAACTCACCTAAAGTTAGAACAGTAAACGCTAACGGTTATAGTGGCGGTTCTATGGGTGGTAAAACAAGTTTCGGTCTAATCTCATCTGGTGGTAGATTACATGATGAACAATCATTAGAGGCATTGAAGTTTGCCGCTGATCGTGCGCCAGACGATGAAACAAAAAGAAAGATTATGGGTAATTATGAATCTGTTACAAAAGGTGCTGAAAAAGGATCTGACACAGGTGGAGCATCAGTTAGTATAAATCAAAATCCTAACTCGGAAGATGTACCAGGTCCTCAATCAAATCTACAGCAACAAGAAACGATAAAATCCATACAGACTGCTTCTGTTGGTGATATGATGCGTATGGTCGGCGACATGGCTGGATTGTTTAACAGAGGTGAAGGTCTTGGTGATGCGGATGAAATGAACTTCATTGCCGATGCGTCTTTCCAGAAAAACTCTGAGGTGCTTATTCGTCGTCTAATGAAAGATTATAATCTCAAACCACAACAGGCAGCGGGCATCGTTGGTAACTTAGCATCGGAATCAAATGTTCGTGGTAAGCCACTAACTGCCGGCGCACAGGAAACTAATAAGAAGAGAGGTCGTGGTGGTCTTGGTTGGGGGCAGTGGACTGGTGAGAGAAGAAAAGAGTTTGAAAGTTTTGCCTCCAAGTATGGTAAAGATAAAAACATTAAGAATGCTACATCAAACCCTGAAGTAAATTATCAGTTCCTGAAGAAAGAGTTTGACACAACACAAAAGCATGTTATTGAAAATGTCAGAAACGCAAAGACACTTGAACAAGCCACATATCAAGGTTTGACTTTTGAGAAACCAGGTTGGAGTTTAAAACACACTGGTCAAGGTAAACACAAACACACATCAATGAAATCGTATGACGAGGTTTCAACAATGAAATCTGCTGGTGGTGGACAGTGGCAAGACAGAATGAAATTCGCTAGACAAACTGCGGGATATTATGATACGGCAGAAAGACAGAAAGCCGAAGCAACTAAGATGGCTAGTCAACAAGCTAGACCAGAAGCACCACAGGTACAGACTGCTACAGTAAAGCCTGTATCGAGATTCCAAGAGTTGTATGATACTGCTAGAATGTATGTTGATAAAGCTAAAGGTCTATACGGTGAAGCGTTTGCTAGAAATAAACCAAAAGCAGAAGCAACACCAGCTCCATCAGTATTGGATAAGACACCGACTAAAGATTTGCAGCCTGGCGTCTATTCAGCACCTGAAGGACTTGATAAGAATATGATGACACCTGAGCCAATGACTAAAGACAAACAGTCATTCAATATGAACCAGGTTCCGCAAGAGAGACAACAAACACCTACAGTGATTGATAAATTCTTGGAAAGAAAGAATGCAGAGTTTTCGTCACCATCATTAGAACGACATGCATTTACTATCAGACAACAGCAACCAACAGTTGGTGCCAACTATATGCATATGGGAACCGACACCGCATAAAAAAAGGGGAGCATTTCTGCTCCCCAGTTTTCTTAATCATCAAGATCGGCTAGTTCTCGGAACATAGCCAAGTCTTCATCATCATCTTCTACAACTGGAGCCTTAGGTGCTGCTTTCTTAGCAACAGGCTTAGACTCGGTAAAAGGAACATCATCATCTTCTGTTACTACTGGTTTAGCTGTAGCACGTGGAGCACTATCACCAAAGCCAAGAACATCATTGAGACGAGCCTTTAGCTGATCATAAGACTTAAAGTTCTTTGGATCGATAATCTCTTTGAGAGAATACTCAGCCTTCCAAATCTTTTCAAGCTCACTCTCATCTTCTGACAATGGACCTGGTGCAAGGAATGTTGACTCATCATAGTTTGGAAAACCAGACTGACGGGTCATCTTCAACTTAAAGTTAGCACCCTGCCAAAGATCGAAAGGATTAACTGCCTTCTCCGACTCAAGGTCTGGATTCATCATCTTTGTTAGCTTATCAAAGATTTTCTTACCATACTTGAATAGGAAGATTTTACCTTCATTAGATGGGTTCTTAGGATCACTAATAACCTGAATGTTAGAAACATAATGAAGGCGGCGCTTCTGATCACGGGCCTGCTTACGTTCTGGTGAGTTATCATCAGCCGAAGCATTCCATAGTGTAGAGTTATATTCAGAAACAGGATCTTTCTGACCAATAGTGGTGAGTGACTTTTCAATATACCACTTACCGCTCAACTTGTTCTGGAACCCATGATCCCAATACTGAATCCATGGTAGAGCATCGTCACCATCAACGGCAGAGCCAGGAAGGAAACGAATAACTGCTAGAGCATTACCAGCCTTATCAGGCGTTGGCTTCCAATAGTTATCTGTAGATGCGTCTCTATCATAGGTGGGTTTGTTGAGTTCATCAACCTTCTTGAGAAGGCCACTGAAGTCTTTAGATTGTTTCTTGAGGTTAGCAAAGTTCATATTATTTCTCCGTATGTTCGATGTATTTTCGTAGTATCCACAGTATCATCATATAAAGTAGTATTATAACAGAGACCGAAGCCTCTGTCAAGTCTATCTTGGTACCTTTTGTGAGATATCAAGACCGAGGGTAATATGTGTAACTTTACCCTTTTTAAGTTCATAGTTATTGTGATCCATCCATAGACGGTAGATATACTCTGCCGCTTTTTCCACGTCATGTTCTTTGATAATGATTTCCATTGAATCGATTAAGTCTTCTCTTGTCATACCTTTCTCCTGTAAAAGATATATGATGACCTATTTAGTCATCTCGTTTTTGAGTATGCTTTTCATCTTCGCCTTATCATACTCTAGAAACGGTCTATACTTACTTATCTTTTTAGATACCTTACACCAAATGATATCTTCGCCATAATACTTATCAAACTTGCCAGTGTAGCCCAGAAAGTCATCAACAATGACCATCGTTTCTAGACTGATTTCCCGACGCAAGAAAAGCAATACAATACTAGGGTAGGCATTATCACTGACAATGAACGGCTCTCGAAAGCCCTTTCTAAAAGTTCTAGCCAAGTCATTGGTATAGTTATACGACAAACTCTGTCGCCGTCGCAGATAATCAGTGTATGATTGTTTTGCTGTTTCATCTATTAGATCCGTTATGTATTGTTTCTCTTCAAGTAGGTTAGCAATATAGAAATCACGCAACTCGGTAGCGTTATACTCTTTAGCCAGCTTCTCAAAGAAGAACTTATCATTCCTTTTTTGATAGGACTCCTTAGTTGCACGGAGTTTACCATGCATTTGGAAGAAGTCATAACCTGACTTAGTGAAATGGGTCTTCAATGCTAAGAATAGCAAGTAAGCACCATAACCTGAAAAGTGTTTCATTAGAAAGGTAGTTGTGCGGTGTTTGATCTCTTTAGATAGTGTAGG